AAACATCTAAGCAAGACATGCTCCTTTTGTGAGTATAAAAATTCTTGTTGGGATGACCTTGAATATAAACCTCAACCTGCTTCTTCTGCTGTTAACCCCCCTTGGCATTACTACACTGAAATAGCTAAGGCTACGGCATAATGGCAAAGAAGCCCCTTGAAACAGGTAAAGACGAAATACTTATTCGGCTTATGCCTAAATCAGATGAAGACGGAGACTGGATACATGAGACTCTTATTACCTGTAAAACATCTGATGACCTCCCTAGTGATGCTTATGAGCATTATCTTGACTTGGCTCGTGCTATGGTTGGCTTTAGTTATATCGCATCTGATGAACTTATTAGCCTCCATACCACTTTTTTTGATAAAGCTATTGACGGGAAAATAACAGGAAAAGAAGGAGATAAGCTATGGAACTCAATCATAGATTTTGAACTAGAAGAACCTGTTGTGGAACGAAAAGGAAACGTAGTACACGTGGACTTTACAAAAGAAGAGTAGTAGTATTCTTTAGGTCGGCATTAGGTATAGCTATACTTAATACCTTTTTTAATCTAATAATAATAACAAGTAACGTAGACGAAAGTTTATTTGTATTTGGTAGAGGAAAAGTTAATGAAGAAGCCTACGACATCGAAGTTTGATGATGTGAATTATCCACAACATTATAATGAAGGAGGCATAGAAGCTATACAAGCAATAGAGGCTTCTATGTCATCCTTAGAATTTAAAGGGTATTTAAAAGGTAATGTTCTTAAATATGTATGGAGATATACATATAAAGATAAGCCTGTTGAAGACTTAAATAAAGCTAAATGGTATTTAGATAAACTAATAGGTTGTTATGAGAATACTAGCTAGAATAATTATTGACTTAGAGATTGATTCTGATGTTTACGTTATGCCTGTAGACACTGATGTTGAAGAAGAAATGTCTGATTATATTAACACTTTTTTTTATGAAATAGAAGGAATAGACATTGCAAAAATCACAACAACACAAAAAAAGCAAAAGAAGTAATATTGCACCTTTAAAAATTCAATTTGAAGAAGGGCAAAGAGCATTTTATAATGGTAAGTTAAGGAATCCTTATCCTAGTTACCATATGAGATTTAAAGAATGGGAGCGAGGTTTTAACCTTGCTTATTTTAAAAACAAAGCTAAACTAAAAAGGAAAAGATAATGGCTACATACGACTTAACTAAACCCGCTTCTAATTCAATAGAACTGCCTACAGATTATCAAAGCTTTATACATGTATCTAGGTATGCTAGATGGATAAATGAAGAAAACAGAAGAGAGTCCTGGAACGAAACTGTAACTAGATATTTTGATTATTTAACAGAACGTTTGAACACTCAAAACAATTACACGTTGCCTATAGAGTTACGTAAAGAATTACAAGATGCTGTCCTTAATTTAGAAATTATGCCTTCTATGAGAGCCTTAATGACATCTGGCATAGCATTAGATAGATGTAATGTAGCAGGATATAATTGTTCTTACTTACCTGTAGATAGTGTTAGATCATTTGATGAATGTCTTTATATACTTATGTGTGGTACAGGTGTAGGGTTTTCAGTAGAAAGAAAGTACACAAAACAATTACCTACAGTTAATGAGTCTTTAGAAGAAAGTGAGACTACAATAGTTGTAGGAGATAGCAAAGCAGGTTGGGCTAAAGGCTATAAAGAATTAATACACTTGTTATATTCTGGTCAAGTACCTAGTTGGGATTTGTCTAAGTTAAGACCTGCAGGAGCTAGGCTTAAAACCTTTGGCGGTAGATCAAGTGGTCCTGATCCTTTAGACGATTTATTTAGATTTACTGTAGGAATATTTAAAGGTGCAGTAGGAAGACAATTAAAATCTATTGAGTGTCATGATCTTATGTGTAAGATAGGCTCAGTAGTAGTAGTGGGTGGTGTAAGACGTTCTGCACTTATTAGTCTATCTGATTTACAAGATCAAGAAATGGCACTAGCCAAGTCTGGTGAGTGGTGGAATAACGAAGGTCAAAGAGCGTTAGCTAATAACTCTGTATGCTATAAAGAAAAACCACCTATAGGTATTTTTATGAAAGAATGGCTTACTTTATATAATTCTAAATCAGGTGAGCGTGGTATATACAACAGACAATCTGCTATAGAAAAGTCATTAGAGAATGGTAGAAGAAATGCAGAACACGACTTTGGTACTAACCCATGTAGTGAGATTATATTAAGACCTTATCAATTTTGTAACCTTACAGAAGTAGTAGTAAGAGCAGACGATACTATGGAAGATTTAATTAACAAAGTACGACTGTCTAGTATACTAGGAACATTTCAATCTACTCTTACTGATTTTAAATACCTTAGAAAAATATGGAAAGATAATACAGAAGAAGAACGATTATTAGGAGTTTCTCTTACAGGTATTATGGATTCTAAATTACTTAATGGTGCTAACGATCCTCATTTAGAAACTCGTTTAGAAGATTTAAAAAAAGTTGCAGTAAAGATTAATAAAGAGTATGCGGAATATTTAAACATTGAACAATCTACTGCTATAACATGCGTCAAACCTTCTGGTACTGTATCTCAATTAGTAGATTCTGCGTCAGGAATACATGCCAGACATTCTCAATATTATATAAGAACTGTTAGAGGAGATAAAAAAGATCCTTTAACTAAGTTTATGATTGAGAAAGGAGTGCCTGCGGAAGATGATATAACACAACCTGACAATACTACAGTGTTTAGTTTTCCTGTAGAGTCTCCGCAAGAAGCAGTAACTCGTAACGATACCTCTGCATTAGAACAATTAGACTTATGGTTAAAGTATCAAAAATTTTGGTGTGAGCATAAGCCTTCTGTTACTATTACAGTTAAAGAAGAAGAGTGGCTTGACGTAGGAGCTTGGGTGTATAATAATTTTGATAACGTGGCAGGAATATCTTTTTTACCACATTCAGATCATACTTATAAACAAGCACCATACCAAGAGTGTTCTAAAAAAGAATATTTAAAACTATTAAAAAAGATGCCTAAAAGACTTGACTGGCAAGAGTTAATAGATTATGAAGTAGAAGATAGCACAAGAGGTGGACAAGAGTTAGCTTGCTCCGCAGATTCTTGTGAAATCGTTGATATAGGAGCTTAATATGACTAAAAAACGTGCAAGAACTGAAGATGGAAAATTTATTGCAGATGATCCAAATACCCCAGATGTAAATGAAGCATTTACTGATATACAACCTGAAGCAGAAGATAAGCCTGAAGTACCTCAACACTACGTAGTTGATATAGCATTACTTAATGAGATAATTAATATTTTAGGACAACTAAACTATAAAACTGTGTTTCAAACTATGGAAAAACTTAGACAACTTCCTGCAGTTAATCTTACACCAGAAGAAGATAAATAATGCTATCGTTACTTGGATCAGTACTGGGGTTTGGAACTTCGTTCCTTCCCTCAGTAATGGGATTTTTTGAAAAGAAACAAGCTAATAAACAAGAACTACTTATGCTTGAAGCTAAAGCTAAATACGCTTCAGAATTAAGTAAACTAAAATTAAAAGAACTAGATGCAGAAGCAGATATAGAAGAAGTAAAAGGTTTATATAAACATGCTGAGTCATTAGCTCAAGCAAATAAATCTACATTTATATCTGCGTTACAAGCATCGGTGCGACCAGTTATAACATATGCTTTCTTTAGTATATTTGCATTTGTTAAAATTACTTATGTACTGTTAGCTACACAAGGCGGAGAAGACTTACTGCCTGCTATACTAGCTGCCTGGGATGAGGAATCAAAAACCATCTTTGCTGCCATTATTAGCTTCTGGTTTGGGAATCGTTTATTCAAAGCAAGGAACAAATAATATGGTTGCTGTTAAAAAACCTATAGAGTTTAAAGATATGCAAGAAGGGCATAACATGCTTATGCCTTTCGGACCACATATAGTTTACTCAAGATTACCTGAAAAAATTATTAAATCTTTAAATATGTATGTTGATGCAAAAATGCAACAGAAGAAAGATAAAGCACTAGATCATTCTGAACATCTTGTAGGTAAAGTTACACAAGAGTTCTTAATTGATGGTGATCAAATAAATAGAATGGCTGATTTTTTTAATGGTGCATTTGGTGCGTATCATCAATTTTATCTACAAAGGCAGAATCAAGCTTTGCATCCAGACGCTAGGCTAGGTATTCAATATGCTTCTGCTTGGGTTGTAAGACAGTTTGCAGGTGAGTTCAATCCTGCACATATCCATACAGAGTGTCAGTTATCATGTGTAGGATATTTAAAAGTACCAGACCTAGAAAAAGAAGATGAAAAAGATTCTAAACAACACTACCCTTGTAATGGTAATATAGAATTATTCCATGAGAGTTCTAATTTTTATCATAACGGTGCTGTACGAATACGACCTGCTGTAGGAGACTTTATTATATTTCCTTCTTATCTTACACACACTGTATATCCTTTTAAAACTGAGAACGAAGAGAGAAGGTCTTTTAGTATGAATATAAATATAAACGTGGAGAAAGATAATGAATGAAGAAGAACTTAAAACAGCAATGACTAAAGCACCTCCTGCACCTGTACAAACACAAAAGAAATCATGGTACAACGATGCGGAAGGTTTTGATAAGTGGAGAGTGTTTCCAAGACTTTTAATAAGTCTGTATGGATTAATGTTTTATAAGTCTGCTATGTGGTTTATGACACTACCTGATCCTACTAATTCTCAGTCTGCTTTTGTATCTGTTATTGTAGGTGCAGGTGCGGCTTGGTTTGGTTTATATGTAGGTAAGAAATAATGGACAAAGAAACAGTAGATATAATAATAGGCTCTAGTACACCTATACTAAAATTAAAAAAAGAATTAAAACACATCATACCTTATCTATATAAGTATAGAGATGTCCAACAAGGTGCTAAATGTAGGGAAGCTATTACCGCAAGAATACATAAAATAGAAGATTTACTACGAGACGTTTAAACACCCTCTAATATTAACTAAAAAAGGTCATATTAGCCTTAAACTCTATATAAGCCCCACACAAGCTCATACAGACGATTTAAGGTTTTTATGACCTTTCCTATTCATACATATTAAAATTGTTCTTAGATCTCATTTATGAGAACTTTTTTTTAGAAAACCTATTAAATTTTCTATATGACTCGTAAGAGGCATGTTATTAGAGTGAATATGGAACTTACCCCTATTAAATATTGCATTGACTATCTCCTGTGATATATTCACAGTTATACTCAATTTCTACTATTAATCAAATTAATTAATCTAATAGATACTATTTATAATATAAATTAATTAGCTAAAGGGTTATCGTTATTGCCAACATTATCTACTCTGTTTTCTGTCCTGTCTAATCTTTTTTCAAGACTGTCTACTTTAGTAGTTAGTGTAGCAATAGATTCTTGTAAGGGTGCAATGTTTACAGATTTAATCTTTTTCTTTTCTATGTTATCAAGACGTAAATTAAATTGTCCCCACGTGTAAAAGCCCCCACCTATGGCGGTGATGACACCGATGAT